TTGTTATATCAAAAAATGGAACAATAGGTCAGATAATAAATATAAACGGTCTGGCTATAGCACTCCCTCAAGAACCAAAGGAGTTGTTTAAACGTTCTAATAAAAAAGAAGAGCAGTACTGGGAAAGGCAAGAGCTGCCTAGAGATTTATCAAGAATCAATTCTATATTTCAGTGGAACGACAGGCCTTCATTATTTAAAAACAAATGGGTTGATTATATAGAGTCTGAGTTTGATAGAAGAGAGTTGGGATTTTGGTTTTATAACAATGGGAAGGCAACATATATGACAGGCTCTCATTATATGTATCTGCAGTGGACAAGTATTGATGTAGGTTATCCAGATTTTAGGGAAGCTAATAGAATATTCTTTTTATACTGGGAGGCTTGTAAGGCAGACAAGAGGTGTTTTGGAATGGACTATCTTAAAATAAGACGTTCAGGGTTTTCTTTTATGGGGTCATCAGAATGTGTAAACACAGGAACGCTAGCTAGAGATTCAAGAGTTGGTATACTTTCTAAGACTGGTTCGGATGCTAAAAAAATGTTTACCGACAAAGTTGTTCCTATTGCTAACAGACTCCCTTTCTTTTTTAAACCTATACAAGATGGTATGGATAAACCTAAAACAGAGTTAGCCTTCAGAGTTCCAGCCTCTAAGATTACAAAAAAAAATATGCATGAGGTAATGGATGAAGAATTAACAGGTCTTGACACTACAATTGACTGGAAGAATACAGACGACAACTCTTATGATGGTGAAAAACTTTTACTTTTAGTACACGATGAATCAGGTAAGTGGCTTAAACCAAACAATATTCAGAACAACTGGCGTGTAACAAAAACTTGTTTAAGATTGGGTAGTAAGATAATCGGTAAGTGTATGATGGGGTCTACTTCAAATGCTCTAAGTAAAGGTGGTGAGAATTTTAAAAAATTATTTGAGGATTCAGATTTGAAGACTCGTAATGCAAATGGTCAAACTAAATCTGGACTGTATTCACTTTTTATTCCAATGGAATGGAACATGGAAGGATTTATAGATAGGTTTGGTATGCCAGTGTTTAGAGCTCCAGATAAAAAAATAAAAGGTGTGGATGGTGAATGGATTACAAATGGAGCAATCGATTACTGGGAAGCAGAAGTAGATTCGTTAAGGAAAGACGCTGATGCTTTGAATGAATTTTACAGACAGTTTCCTAGAACAGAATCACACGCATTTAGAGATGAAAGTAAATCTTCTTTATTTAACCTTACTAAAATTTACCAGCAGATAGATTACAATGATTCACTTATTATGGAGCATCATGTAACTAGAGGTAGATTCTATTGGAAGGATGGTGTAAAAGATTCAGAGGTTATATGGACTCCTGACTCAAGGGGTAGATTTAAAGTTTCTTGGACACCTAAAAAAGGTATTAATAATAGAAAAATTCAAAAGCATGGAATATTTTTTCCAGCCAATGAACATATAGGAGCGTTTGGTTGTGACTCTTATGATATATCTGGAACAGTTGGAGGTGGAGGTTCTAATGGAGCATTGCATGGTTTAACTAAATATAATATGGATGAAGCTCCAAGTAATGAGTTTTTCTTAGAATATGTAGCAAGGCCACAAACAGCAGAAATATTTTTTGAAGAAGTATTGATGGCTTGTGTGTTTTATGGTATGCCAATTCTTGTAGAGAATAATAAACCAAGGCTGTTGTATCATTTTAAAAACAGAGGTTATAGAGGGTTTAGTATGAATAGACCTGATAAGCATTACAATAAACTTTCAAAAACAGAAAAAGAACTTGGAGGCATACCAAATACTTCGGAGGATGTAAAACAATCACACGCTGCTGCCATAGAGTCTTATATAGAAAAGCATGTAGGTATAGATTTAGAAGGAGTTCATCGTGCTGGAGATGAGATGGGTAATGTTTATTTTACTAGAACTCTAGAAGACTGGGCTAGGTTTGATATTAGTGCAAGAACAAAGTTTGATGCAAGTATAAGTTCAGGGTTAGCTATTATGGCAAATCAAAAAAATGTGTACTTGCCCCAGAAAAAAGAATCAAAAATAAGTCTTAACTTTGCAACATATAATAATAAAGGAACATTAAGTGAATTAATTAGATGAAAGAGGTAAACATAAACATTTCATCTGTAGGATTCCCTAGTCAATTCGTATCTGATGCTGAGAAAGCAACTGATGAGTTTGGATTACAAATAGGACAGGCTATTCAATATGAATGGTTTCGTAAAGATTCTAACGGATGTAGATACTATAGTCAGTGGAGGGACTTTAACAGATTACGCCTATATGCAAGAGGTGAACAATCCATAGCAAAATATAAAAATGAATTAGCCGTTGACGGTGATTTATCTTATTTAAATTTAGACTGGACTCCAGTTCCTATTATTCCAAAGTTTGTAGACATTGTTGTAAATGGAATGTCTGATAGATTGTTTAAGGTAAAAGCCTACGCACAAGATGCTTTATCTCAATCTAAAAGAAATAAGTATCAAGAAATGATTGAAGGGCAGATGGCTGCTAAAGATGTTTTATCAGTTATTCAGGAGGGGACAGGTTTTGACCCTTTTATAATGAACCCTGATGAATTACCAGCGAGCGACGAAGAGTTATCGCTTTATATGAATTTAAATTACAAACCAGCCATAGAGATTGCTGAAGAGGAGGCGATTGATACAATGTTTGCCGAGAATCATTATAATGATATACGTAAGCGATTAGATTACGACATGATGGTGACGGGTATGGCTGTAGCAAAACACCAGTTTCTTCCTGGTTCAGGTGTAGAGGTTTCTTATGTAGACCCTGCTAATGTAGTTTATAGTTATACAGAAGACCCTCATTTTAAAGATTGTTTTTATTGGGGTGAAATTAAAACAGTGCCAATTGCAGAGTTAATGAAAATTGACCCTACTCTTACAAATGATGACTTAGATACAATTTCTAAATACAGTCAGAGTTGGTATGATTACTTTAATACAGCACAGTTTTACGAAAACGATATATTCTATCGTGATACTTGTACGTTGATGTACTTTAATTATAAAACCACTAAGAAGATGGTTTATAAGAAAAAAGTAAAAGATAACGGAAATATTAGTATGATAGAAAAGGATGATGGTTTTAATCCACCAGATGAAATGATGGAGGAAAATAATTTTGAAAAAGTAGAAAAGACAATTGATGTTTGGTATGATGGTGTGATGGTGATGGGGACAAATATAATTTTAAAATGGGAGCTTGCTAGGAATATGGTAAGGCCTAAGTCGTCATCGCAACATGCTATTCCAAACTATGTAGCTGTAGCACCAAGGATGTATAAAGGAGTGATTGAATCTTTAGTAAGAAGAATGATACCTTATGCTGATTTAATTCAGATGACTCATTTAAAATTACAACAAGTTATTTCTCGTACAGTACCAGATGGTGTTTATATAGATGCAGATGGTTTAAATGAAGTAGATTTAGGGACGGGAGCAGCTTATAGTCCAGAAGACGCTTTACGTTTATATTTCCAAACAGGTTCTGTAATAGGTAGAAGTTATACACAAGAAGGAGATTACAATCAAGGTAAAGTTCCAATACAACAGCTTACAAGCAATTCAGGCGCTTCTAAGGCTTCTATGCTTATCGGTAACCTAAACCATTATTTAGATATGATACGAGCTGTAACAGGCTTAAACGAAGCGAGAGACGGTACAATTGCTAACTCCGATGCTTTAGTGGGTGTTCAAAAGTTAGCAGCATTAAGTTCTAATACCGCTACTCGACATATATTAGATGGAAGTCTTTACATATATAGAACGTTAGCTGAGGCTTTAACTTACAGGGTAGCGGATATTTTAGAATACGCAGACTTTAAAGATGATTTTGTAAACAAAATAGGTAAATACAATGTTAGTATACTTGGAGAAATATCTGATTTATATATATATGACTTTGGAATCTTTATTGAGTTGTCTCCAGATGAAGAGCAAAAAGCAATGCTTGAGCAAAATATTCAAATGGCATTATCAAAAGGTGATATTAACCTTGAAGATGCTATTGATATCCGTGAAATTAAAAATCTTAAACTTGCGAATCAGTTGCTTAAAGTAAAACGTAAGGCTAAGCAAGAGCAAGATCAGCAAATGGAAATGCAGAAGCAAGCTATGATTACTCAACAACAATTAAAATCTCAAGAGTTGGCTGCTCAAGTAGCTATGCAAAAGATACAAGCTGAAACTCAAGCTAAGATGCAATATAGACAAGCGGATGTAGCTTTTGAAATTGAAAAACAAAAAGCAGAAGCTCAATTGAAAGCTCAGTTAATGCAGCAAGAGTTTAATTATAACTTACAGCTACAAGGAATGACACAGACACAACTTTCACAAAGAGAGGCTGATAAAGAAAAAGCAAAAAGTGATAGGATAAGTCAACAAAATACAGAACAATCAAAATTAATTACTCAACGAAAGAATAATTTACCTCCACAGAACTTTGAATCTAACGAGGATAGTTTGGATGGTTTTGATTTATCAGAGTTTGAACCAAGATAATGTGTTTAAATTTTACGTAACTTTGCAATTAAATTAAATTAAATCAAATGGATATCAAAGTAAGAGAAGTGTCGGCTGAAGAAAAGTCGTCTCAAGAAATAGAACAAGAACTCCTTGATAAGCACGAGGAGAAGCAACAGTCAGAGACTGGGCAGGAAACTACAGAGGTTAAAGTAGAAGAACCTCAAGAAAATGTAGAAGTAAAAGAAGAAAGTATACCAGAGGAAGCTCCTGTTGAGGAGGTTAAAGTAGAAGAACCTCCCCTAATGGAAACTCCTTCTGAATTAAACGAAGACGAAGTTCTTTCATATATTGGAAAAAGATATGGTAAGGAAATTAATTCTATTGATGAATTAGTTAGCCAGCGTGAAGAAAGCGAACCGCTTCCTGAAGATGTGGCTGCTTACCTAAAGTATAAAAAAGAAACTGGACGAGGTTTTGGTGATTTTGCAAAATTGCAAAAAGATTACACTGACTTAGGTCCAGATGCTTTGCTACGTGAATATTACTCTATAACTGAAGAAGGTTTAGATTCAGAAGATATAGATTTATTAATGGAAGATTTTGTGTTTGATGAAGAAATTCATGAGCCAACGGAAATTAAGAAAATAAAACTAGCAAAGAAAAAAGAAATTGCCAAAGCAAAAAAGTTTCTCAAACAACAGCAGGAACAATACAAACAGCCCCTTGAGTCAAGGGAAAGTTCTGCCACTGCCAACAATGATGAAATAATTGAATACAGGCAATATCTTGAGGCAGCTAAGACTCAAGAGGAGCAAGCAAACCACAAAAGAGAATGGTTTGTTAAAAAAAGTGATCAAGTTTTTAACACCGAGTTTAAAGGTTTTAAATTCAATATAGGTGACAACGAGGTTGTTTATACTCCAGGCAGTGCTTCTGAACTTAAGAAAGCTCAAGAGACTCCATTAAATTTTGTAAATAAATTTTTGGACAACAATGGGTATTTAAAAGACGCAGAAGGATATCACCGCTCTTTAGCAATTGCAATGAACCCTGAAAAGTTTGCACAGTTCTTTTATGAACAAGGCAAATCCCAGGCAACTGATGATGTAATACGTAAAACGAAAAACATAAACATGAGTGAGCGTAGTGCACCAGAGGTTTCTGTTAAATCAGGATTTCAAGTGAAAGCAGTTTCTCAGCCTTCGAGCAAAGGACTGCGAATTAAGAGTATTAAAAAAACGTAATAATAATTTAAAATAATATAACATGGCAGGACAAGTAAAAGCAACGCCAACATTCGCGTTGACTCCGAGTTCAGAAAGAACTCCAACAGCCCAAAACTATATTGTAAATTTTGATTTCCTAAATCAGTATCTACCTGATACGTATGAAAAGGAATTTGAAAGATACGGTAATAGAACGATTTCTTCATTCCTTAGAATGGTAGGAGCGGAAATGCCTACAAACTCAGACCTTATCAAATGGGCAGAGCAAGGTAGGTTACACACGAAATATACAAGCGTAGGTACAGCTGCAGCACTAGCTGCTGACCAAGCTGTATTTCAGGTAAACGATGCAATCGACCCAGCAACTGCTGAGCAAGTAATCAGAGTAGGACAAACTATTGTAGTTGTTCAAAACGATGGTTCAGGTCTTAACAAAGCAGTAGTAAGCGCAGTAAACAATGCCGGTGGTGGTAAAGGACAGTTCACAGCTGACTTTTACGAAGCAGGTGGTTTAGTAACTGCAGGTACTGGTGTTGGTAACTCAGACGTTACAGTATTTATTTACGGTTCAGAATTTAAAAAAGGAACAGCAGGTATGGTAGGTTCATTAGAATCTAACGACTTCATTTTCGACAACAAGCCAATCATCATTAAAGATACTTACAACGTATCTGGTTCTGATATGGCACAAATCGGATGGGTAGAAGTAACTACTGAAGACGGTGCTACTGGTTACCTTTGGTATTTAAAGTCTGAGCACGAAACAAGATTAAGATTCGATGACTATTTAGAAACAGCTATGATTGAAGCTGTACCAGCTGAGCAAAACTCAGGTGCTGCTGCAATTTTAGGTAGCTCAGGTGCTGCTGCTAATCCAGGCGCAGGTTCTGATGGTATCTTCTATGCTGTTGCAAACAGAGGAAATATCTGGGACGGTGGTAACCCAACTACTTTAGCAGATTTCGATTCTATCATTAGTAGATTAGACAAACAAGGAGCTATTGAAGAAAATGTAATTTTCGCAAACAGACAATTCATTTTTGATATGGACGATATGTTAGCTGCTCAAAACTCTTATGGAGCGGGTGGTACTTCTTACGGTCTATTTGACAATGACGAAGATATGGCATTGAACTTAGGATTCTCTGGATTCAGAAGAGGATACGATTTCTATAAAACTGATTGGAAATACTTAAACGACCCTACAATGAGAGGTGGTTTACCATCAGGTGCAGGTTCAGGTAAAATCAATGGACTATTAGTTCCAGCTGGTTCTACAAGTGTTTATGACCAAATTCTTGGTAAAAACGCTAAGAGACCTTTCTTACATGTTAGATATAGAGCTTCAGAAACTGAAGACAGAAGATATAAGACTTGGATTACTGGCTCTGCTGGTGGTGCTGCAACGTCGGATATCGATAACATGCAAGTAAACTTCTTGTCTGAGAGAGCTGTATGTACTTTAGGTGCAAACAACTTCTTCTTATTCCAAGACTAGTAATTAATTTTAAGGGGCGTAGCAATATGCCCCTTTTTTAAATTTTAAATTAAATTAAATCAAATGAAAAAAGAAAATACAAGTCCTAAAGCGGACACAGTAAAAATTACCCCTAAAAAATCTACACCTAAATTCGTAGATAAACAATATAAACTTACAAGAGAAACACCACCTTTATCTTTGATATTAGCATCAAGGCATACTACAAGGTTTCCGTTGTTATACTTTGATGAAGACACTGGTCTTAATAGACCTTTGAGATACGCCAGGAATCAAAACTCTCCATTCCAAGATGAGCAAGATGATAACGCTATCATTGAGCCTATTGTATTTGAAGATGGATTCTTACACGTTCCTAAAAATAATCAAGTCTTACAAAAATTCATGGACTTACATCCTGGAAAAGGAAGAGTGTTTACAGAAGTAAATAAAGCAAAAGAAGCTGCTGAGTTAGTAGAAGACTTAAACTTAGAAGTTGATGCTTTAATAGAAGCAAGGCAACTTACAGTAGAGCAAGTTGAAAATGTAGCTAGAGTGTTATTTCAAAAAGACGTTTCTAAAGTTACAACAGCTGAGCTTAGAAGAGATATTTTAATATTTGCAAAACAAAACCCAGGTGGTTTTATGAATTTATTAAAAGACCCTGCTCTTAAGTTTAACGCTACTATTCAAAACATATTAGATAAAAATCTAATACAACTTAGAAATAATAAGAAAGAAGTGTGGTTTAACACAGCGTCTAATAAAAAGAAGATGTGTAATATACCATACGGGGAAGACCCATTGTTCATTATAGCTTCATACTTTGAAAGCGATGATGGATTAGAGTCATATAAGCATTTAAAAGCGTTAGCAAAAAATTCGTAACTTTGTACTTTAATTTTAACTATTAATTTTTTTACAATGCAAAAATTTTTAAATATTCCAGTAACTAATGAGCAATACCAATTGGTAGCTATTAGTGATATTGTATTAATAGAGCAAGCATCTACTACTACAGTAACAATTACTTATGGTGGTGGTAAAGTAACTACTATTACTCACGCAACAGCAGCTGCGGGAGATGAAAAAGAAAGAGACACAATTGAAGGTGCAGTTGTAGCAGCATTAGCTACTTCTTGGACAAACCCAGCATATAACGTAGATAACCTACCTTATGCTGTAAGTGGAATTGCAGTCGCATAACGATTTAATCCTTCCTTTACTATCGACAGGAAAGCACCCGAATCAGGGTGCTTTTTTATTTTATGTATCTTTGTAAAAAGATTTTCAAATGATAAACTCTGTAAGAAATACTGTACTTGCTATTATCAATAAAAATAACTACGGATATATATCTCCAGGTGATTTTAATTTGTTTGCTAAACAAGCACAGCTAGATATATTTGATGAATATTTTATAAGATATAATCAGCAAATAAATGAAGAGAACGCAAGGATATCTGGGACAGGATATGCTGATATTAAAAAAGGATACGAAGAAGTTATAGATACTTTTTCTATCACATCATTCTTAACTCAAAAAACTCAAAACATTTATTTTTTACCATCACAATCTACAACTGGTTCTGACTATTATTTACTAAATAAAGTGCTATGTTTTTCAGGAGGAATGTTAAAAGGTGAAGCTGAAAAAGTAACACACAGTAAAATAACTATGTTAAACAGCTCATTACTTACATCACCTTCTACTATATTCCCTGCATACACACAAGAAGCAGATGAAATTGCTGTTTACCCAAACACGTTTAATGGTTTGAATGATATACAAGCTCAATACATAAGATACCCTAAAGACCCTAAATGGACTTATGTAACACTATATGGAGGTGAGCCACTTTTTGACCAGACACAAAATGATTATCAGGATTTTGAATTACCAATAGATGATGCTAATAATTTAGTGGCTAAAATATTGCAGTATGCAGGTATATCAATTAGAGAAGCTGATGTGTTTCAGTTTGGGCAAATAGAAGAACAACAACAAAATCAAACTAATATTTAATCATGGCATATATAAATCAAAGAAAATATTATACTAATGATGGTGTAAATCCTACAGATGAAAATTGGGGGTCTTATCAATATGTTACTTTAAAAGATATAGTTAATAATTTTGAATTAATGTATGCTGGAAATCATGAGTTGATTAACAATGAAAACAGATTTAAAATATTGTTTCATGCAAAGCGTGGTATACAAGAATTAAACTATGATGCATTTAAAGAAATTAAGTCTTTAGAATTACAGGTATATGATGATTTAAGATTTGTTTTACCTCCTGATTATGTTAATTGGGTAAAGCTTTATTTATTAAAAGATAATGTGTTAAGAGAACTAACTGAAAACATTCAGGTTCAATCAGCCGTTTCTTATATACAATCAGCTACAGCTTCATTTACTTATGATGGTGATGGTAATGCAACTGAAGTTGATTCAACTTTAGATACAGAAAGAAAAAACGGTTCATTAAGGAGTATATATTTAAATGATGAGATAGATGAAAATGTAAATCCTAATGCCTATAATTATGATAGTGATATTTACAATTACAGAATAGGAGCTAGATATGGTTTAAATACTGAAACAGCCAACATAAACCCTACGTTTACTATTGATAAAAAAGCTGGTGTTATTAATTTTGATTCCACTATGGCAAACCAACAATGTGTACTACAGTATATATCTGATGGTATGGAAAACGGTGATGACTCTAAAATAAGTGTAAATAAATTATTTGAAGATTATATATATGCTTACATACAATATGCTATTTTAAATAGTAAATTTGGAGTACAAGAGTATATTGTTAATAGAGCAAGAAAAAATAAACAGGCTTTATTAAGAAATGCTAAAATCAGATTAAGTAACATTCACCCTAGTAGATTGCTTATGAATCTTAGAGGTGAAGATAAGTGGTTAAAATAAAATGGCAAACATTCAAAGAAATTTTATAGCGGGCCGTATGAATAAAAGCCTTGATGAAAGGCTTGTCCCAAATGGAGAGTATGTGGATGCTTTGAATGTAAGGCTTGGTTCTACTGAAGAATCAGAAATAGGTGCTGTTGAAAATGCTAAAGGAAATATACCATTAACAGAGCTTCAGTACGTAGATGGAACTAAATTAAGTTCTTCTGCTAAATGTATTGGTGCGTTTGAAGATGGAGCTCAGCTTGTTATTTATTGGTTTGTACACGACCCTGCGTTTACACAAGGAGCTACAGGTAAATTAGATTTAATTGTTTCTTATGACGTTGAAACAGGAGAACTAATTTATCATGTTGTTAGTATAGATGATGGTAATGGTATAAATACAACTTTAAATTTTAATCCAAACTTTTTAATTACAGGTGTGGATAAGATTGAGAACTTATTATTTTTTACTGATAATACAAATCCACCAAGAGTAATAAATATAAATGAAAATTATGGTGACCCGCAGCCAGGGGTGTTAACAGATGGGTTTAATAAGGATGATATATTAGTTATTAAAAAACCTCCCACTAGTGCTCCGAGAATTGAAACATATTATGCGCCTGCCCAAGACGACGCTTATTTAGAAGATAAATTTATTTGTTTTGCTTATAGATATAAGTATGAAAACAATGAGTATTCAGCTATTTCTCAATTTACTGAGCCCGCTTTTACACCAGGAGCTTTTGATTTTAGTGTTAATAGTTACCTAAACGAAGGAATGATTAACAAAGATAATGCTGTAACTATTTATTTTAATACAGGTGCATCTAAAGTAACTGATATACAAATACTTTTTAAAGAAGCTGATTCTAGTGTTATTAAAATAATAAGGAGTATTAGCAGAGCTCAATACGGTGTTAATCAAGAACAACAAATAACATTTACAAAAAGAAAAATATTTAGTGTTTTACCTGATTCTGAAATATTAAGATTATATGATAACGTTCCTCAATTAGCAAAAGCACAAACATTAATGGCTAATAGGCTTGTTTATGGTAACTATACAGAGGGTTATAATTTTATTACAAATGAAGGTGGTAATGTAAAATTTGATTTTACTACAACTTTAAAATCAGAAGAAATAAATTTATCTAATCTTCCTGTTAATATTTCACAAGGTTATTATTCTATTGATTTAACTTCGACACCTACTACTCCACCACCTATTTACATTGATGATAGTAATATGATGATTGATTTAAGCTCATTAATTATTTCAAGTGGTTCTAAATTAAAAGCTGGTTCATCTCTTACTTTTTCATTTGGATTTGAATATAGCAGTTCAGTCGTAACAGGAGGAGGCCCAGCAGCTACTCCAGGGAATCAAAACTATTATGTAAACTGGACTTATACTTTACAACAAGATTTTGACACTGTTTATGATTTAGTAAATAGCACAGATTTTTACGACAAAGTAGGTAGCCCAACATCTATACAAACTGTTTCAAACGCAGAAAATGGAAACACATTAACTGATGTATTTAATTTAGCGTTACCTCAATCTTTTGATTCTAATTATACACAATTAAATCAAACAGGTGTATCAAGTTTAACGCCAGTTCCTGCATCTGGAGCTGTGGGTGAGCCAATTATTAGAACAAATTACTCAATTGGAAGTAATACATTTGGTCTTCAAATTTTAGCTGCGGTTTATTATGACCCAGTTTCTTTATCATATTTATTTACATATAATAGAATTACTGATGCCACTGTTACTTTTCAATCATCTGCAACAGCTAGAAGTTTACATAGTAACAGAGGTTACGAGATAGGAATGGTGTATATGGATGATTACAACAGAGCTTCTACTGCTCAGGTTAGTGAATTAAATAGTGTAAATCTTCCATGTAACTTATCTACCTCAAGAAATTATATTCAGGTAAATATACCTGAAGAGCAAAAAGCCCCTTATTGGGCAACAAAATATAAGTTTGTAATAAAACCAACAGCAACAGATTATCAGACGATATATAGTAATATAGTATACAGAGACTCGGGTACTGGAGCTAGTTATTTTTTACTTGATGGGGAAAACGCTAATAAAGTAGAATCCGGAGACAAGCTAATTGTAAAAGCTGATGCTAGAGGTCCAATGAATAGATGTTCGATTGCAACTGTTTTAGAAAAAGAAGCTAAAACTGCAGGGTTTATAGATGTTTTTGATGCTGCAGGAAACGAAATAGAAGTGTTTGGGGGAACTTACATGAAGATAAATGCTTCAAATTTTGCTGCTGTTGAATCTAATGATGCTATTGTTTCTGTTCCTGAGAAAAAAGCTATTTGTAAAGAGGACACTTTTTATCCAGTTGTAGCATTTCCATTTTTTACAGCTACTAATCAATCCGGTTCAGCTCCAGTTTATGATGTGTATGATGTTCCTGTAGGAACTAGAATTACAATGCGTATTGAGTTTCAAAGGAATGGAGGGTCTGCAACGATTGGACCTACTTGTCAAAGACAAAATTACGTTTTAGAAAAAAGCTTTACTGCATCAAGAAATTACACTAATATGATAGATTGGTTTAACGGAGATAACGTAGACCAAACTTTAAATGAGGGAGTTGAAGATACAACTGGTGAAATTTCAATAGATACATTATATATTCCTGCAACAAATTCAGTGGCTGCTCCGCCTCTCGGAGCTGTTAATATTTACACGTCAGACAAAAAAAGTAAGTCAGAAATTGCAAATGCTAATTTATTTGGAGCTACAGCTAATGACCCTGAAGAAACTTTTTATTTTAGAATGTTTGAAGATACAGCAAACCAGGACGCAAATAGTAAAAATTTAATTTATTTACTTATATCTGGTGGAAGAGCTTGTGGAGGAACAACTAATAAACGTTCTGAATTACAAGTGTCTTTTACAGTATATAGAACTGACTCTATGTATGTTTTTGAAACTCAGCCAACAGATGCTTTGCCTGATGTTTGGTATGAAAACAGTGAATCATTTAACATAAATGGTAATTTACATTTAGGAAATGTGCAAAACCAAACTACAAGTCAACCTGCTATTGTAAACACGGGATTTGCAAATTGTTTTTCTTTTGGAAACGGAGTAGAAAGTTACAGGATTAGAGACTCAATAAAAGAACCAGCATTTAATTTAGGTAATAGAATATTCACAACATCAAACGAAGAGTATAAAGCAGCGCATAGGTTTGCAGATTTAACATATAGTGGAGTTTACAATGATGAGTCAAATGTAAACAGACTTAATGAGTTCAATTTAGGTTTATTGAATTTTAAACCATTAGAAGAAACGTATGGTGATGTAGAAATATTGTATGCAAGAGAAACAGATATACTTGTCTTACAAGAAGATAAAATATCTTATGTGCTTGCGGGTAAAAACATATTATCAGATTCAACTGGAGGTGGGCCAGTAACATCTGTTCCTGAAGTATTAGGAACGCAGATAGCTAGAATAGAAAATTATGGTATAAGTAATCACCCTGAAAGTTTTGCAGAATTTGGTGAAAACAAATACTTCTCTGATGCTAAAAGAAATGTAATTGTAAAATTAACTGGAAGCTCGGCTCAAAACGAAATACTAACAGTTATTTCTAGTCAAGGAATGAGAAGTTGGTTTAGAGATTTATTTGCTGACGCTTCAGCTACTCAGAAACTAGGTGGTTATGACCCATACATGCACGAATATGTGTTTACTTCTAACACTATAGTTAAACCAGAAACTGAATTATGTACATCATGTGGTGTGACAAAGAATATAACTGTAGTTGCTCAACAAGAGTTTGTTTATTGTGTTGATGTAAAACAAGAAGTTGGGACTGTTTATATAGATTATGTAATACCTTTTGAAAATTCTGATTTAATTGTAACCGAAGGAACTCAGCAGCAGATTGTTTCTGAAGCTGGTGTAGATTTAGAAACAGAAGGTCAAGTTTCAGGAACTGGATACACTATTCAAGCAATATATGATGGTGTTACTTATACTACTGGTGTAGTATATCAAAGTGGAACATTATCATTTAGTAAGCCAAATTCAGTTCCAACGGAAGTGGTTTTAATAGTAACTACAGATTCATCGGTAAACGACACTATTCAAATAACTGTAAAATGTCCTGGTCCTGAACTGTTTAATGTTTACAGTATTACATTATCAACTAATGCAATTGCAGGTCAATTTACACATACAGAATTTTATTGGGAAAAAGGAACAGTTATATCTCCAACTCAATCAGATTTAGTAACGTTATTAAATAGCCCGAATGACCCTATAGTTTCACAATATAGAGAACTTGAAGGAGGTCAAGGGGCAAATGTTATTCCTCAAGATGGAGCAATAATTACAATGAGGTCTAATAAAATTAATTTTGATAATTTCCAGTTTGACCCTAACGAAAATGAGTTTAGATATTTAAGAACAGACGCACTATATGAAAACAATTCAACTGATATAAATATATTATTAGCAGCTTCTATTGAGGCAACTCCAATTAATACAGCAGGCGCTCCTAATTTGTATAAAGCTAATTTTGCTTTACCAAATGGTGGTGACAAATTATATTTAATATATGATTTAAGAAAATCTATTGGACAAGAGCTTTGTTATTCACCGCTCAGTTTCTTTGAATCTTGTTGTGATTGTACGTTTAGTCCAACCCCAACCCCAGCGCCATCACCAACTCCAGCACCAGCAGTACCAACATACGATTACTTTATAGGTATAGATTGTGTAAGCCTTCAGGCTGTTTATTTAAAAGCTAATACAACATTAGGTATTGTAGTAGGAAATGAAGTGCAATACACCAGTGGAGGAACAACAATGGGTTGTGCTTCTTTATATGCTACGGGAGGTTCTGGTGTAAATGGTGAAGTAGTGGTTTTAGTAGCAGGATGTGGAGATTCAAGATGTTCAACATAAATGGTTAACTTTGTAAAATTATAAATGCCGGCAACAACAGCTACATATTATTTTAGTTCTTCGAGTTTCTCGAACGCTACTGCATTATATACTGATGCGGCATTATCAATTTTTGCACCTGATGGATGGTATTCAGACCAAAATATTTACAGACAGCAAGCTGCTGGAGTATTATTTGCAGAGACTTCGTGTCCTAATTGTTTATCACCGTCACCTAGTCCTATACCAACGCCATCGCCAACGCCATCGCCAACGCCATCGCCAACGCCGTCGCCAACGCCAACGCCGTCGCCATCGCCAACGCCAGCACCTGTAGTTAGCTATGACTATAGATTGTATGCTCAATGTAGTGGAGCTGCGACACAAGTATTTAGAGTTATTTCCGGTGGAATATTTCCACCTGTAGTACAATATGATGGGATATGTTGGGAAAACTCAAGCTCAACTGTTTTAACATCAACTATAGATGTAGCAGGTTTACCAAGTTATGCGGATTGTGCTACATGTATTACTCCATCACCAACTATAACTTATGATTATAGAGAATACACGGAATGTAGTGGAACAGCTACTCAAGTGTTTAGGGTTCCATCAGGAGTTTCGTTTGCACAAGTTGTAAAATATTTAGGAACTTGTTATGAAAACACTCAAGCGACTACTTCTATATCTAATGTAGATATTTCAGAAACATATACAGATTGTGTAAGTTGTCTACCGACTCCATCTTATGAAATATTTTCTACAAACACTGTACAAAACGGTGTAGGTTCTTCAGTATTAGCGTGTCAAGCAACAACAGCATATAGTATGTTTACTAGTAGAACTAATGTAGCTTCAATTCAAGTAAATGATGTGGTTTATACAAACGCTACTTTAACAAATACTTGGAATGGAAACAGTTTTTGGTATGGAGTAACTGATAATAGTGGAAATGTTCCAAATAATGCAAGTGGATTTGCTTTATTAATTAATTCATCTGGTGTTGTGACTGTGAAAACTACCTGTGTAGCTCCGTCGCCAATACCAACTCCTACTGCAACGCCAACACAGGATGTTGAAATAAGACAGTGTGGTACTACAAGCCCAACTTATCTAGTAAGAATTACTGGAACATCTGGATATTTAAGTGGACAATCAATAGAAATAACTGGAGCAGCAGCTGGAGGTAATCCAGAATTTACAGGTGCAACTTGTTATGAAATTATAGACGCAGCTGCATCTTCGTATAATTCTACTGTTACAGTTAACTCTGCGTATAGTAGTTGTAATGGATGTGCTCCAACTCCAATTTATGAATACAATGAATACACAGAGTGTCAGACATCAACAACACAAATTTTTAGAAAACTTACAACAACATCAACTTGGCCAAGTTTTGTTCAGTATAACAATATTTGTTATTCAAACCGACAATCAACAACAGGTACTTCATCTATAAGTGTTGAACCTCTTACAAGCTTTAATAACTGTTTTGATTGTGAAAACCCATCAATGTTTATTAATGGTTTACCACAACAAGGATATACAGAAGCTGCGGCTTGTAATGCTAGAACAGATTACTTTGTTTTCTCTGATAGAGCAACGGTTGGTCAAATTATAGTTGGAGATACATTATATGCTAACTCTTCAAAAACTACAGTATTTAACGGAGGTTTAGAATGGTATAGTATTTCAAACACTTTAGGTCTTTTACCACAACCTTCAAATGATAAATATTTAATTAATTCATCAGGTGTTGTTCAAACTATAAAAACTTGTGCTGTAGTTCCTTCACCTACTCCGACAACTGCGCCGCCTCCAGTAACTCAAGAAATATCAATAGTGAGTTGTGGTACAACAAGCCCTACATACCATGTTGAAGTAACAGGAAGTAATAGTTTAACTGTGGGATTAGGTATTAAAATAAGTTCTGGTGGTACGACTGGTGGATGTCCAACGTTTGATACATCTCAATGTTATGAAATTACAGCTGTAAATATTGGCTTCCATAATTGTCAAGGTGTACTTGATGTTGTGAGCAACAATTGTTCTAATTTATCAGGATGTTCTCCATCACCGACTCCAGCGCCTAGCCCAACACCGACACCATCACCAACAGCAATTTCGTATCAATATTTAGATATAACAAGGTGTGATGGAGGTACAAATAATTATACAATTGTAAGAACTTCTCCTGGGACGTTCCCTACGAACAGTTCAGTGTTAATGCCTGATGGATTTTGTTATGAAGTAACCGACCCTTCAGCTAGCACAACTACTCAAGAAGGATTAGCATGGTATACTTCTTGTATAGCTTGTGCATCCGCTACATCACCATCTCCATCACCGACTCCAGCGCCAGTGGTTTCAACATACTATTTTTTAATTGATAGATGTGATGGAAGTGCTGGAACTTACACTGAAATGGCTTCAACTTCTATTTTATCTCCAGGTACATCAGTAAAAATGGATGACGGATTTTGTTATGAAGTACAAAATGCTGTAGGAGTAATAAACTCAAATGTTCCACTGTCTACTTTCGCTGATTGTACTGCTTGTGAAATAACTGTTCCGACACCTAGTCCGACACCTAGTCCTAGTCCAACACCTAGTCCTAGTCCGACGCCTAGTCCGACACCTGCGCCTACACCTGCGCCTACAGTTGCATGTAACCTTATTAATTTGGAGTTTGTAGCAAGCGTAAATAATATTGTATGTGACAACTATGAGTTTTACTACGCAAACACAACTGATTTATGTACTGCATCACTTTTATATAGAACTCCAACTTGTGATAGAGCTGCCTTAGCAGGTTATTATAACAACGGAAGCTTCTACAGATATTGGAATGGTTCATCGTTTACATCCTCTTGTACAGCAACAACTTGTCCATAGTTTTTCATTTTAAATAATTATCATTAACTTTATTTGAAATTAAATTAAATCAAATGGAGGAAATAAATAATTTTTTATCTGCAGATGAATGTCAGCAGTTAATAAAAATGATTGATGCAAACCACACACGTTCATCAGTTGTAGAAGGTGGCACTGACAGGACAGCTGTTACAAATCATCGAACATCCAGCACATCAAATCTTGATATGCAAAATTCTTTAGTAAAAAATATCCAAAGTAGAATAGCAAAAGAATTGAATATTGAACTAATAAAAGGAGAAGCTCTACAAGGACAGTTGTATGAGCCTGGTCAATATTTTAAACCTCATAATGATTTTTTTAGTGGACCTGCTTATGATATGCATTGTAAAGCATCTGGGAATAGAACTCACACTTTAATGATTTATTTAAATGATGGCTTTAAAGGAGGTGGAACAAGCTTTCCTAATTTAGGAAAAGTTGTTGTACCGGAAACTGGTAAAGCTATATGGTGGTATAATATGGAAGATGGAAAGCTTCAAGATAAATATTTACATGAAGGTGTTACAGTGGATGAAGGAAAAAAATACATTGTAACATCCTGGTGGAGGGAAAAAAACTGGAATGGAGCTAGTGATGAAAAGCTATATTTAGACTCTCAAAAAGAACAAATTGTGAAAAAAGTTGACCAACCAGTTGAAACTAAAATTGTTGAAGGTATGCAAAATAAATCATACATTGTTAAAGCGTCGCAAGCTGAGGAAATAAAAGAACCTGTATTAACTAAAAATTTTAGTAACGTAACAGACTTCCCAAGATTTACAGAGAATGGTTTTTCTTTAATAAAATGCCCTACAGATACTTGGAATTTAATTAGAGAATCTTATGAGTTATTAAAAGATAAAACAGAAGATGAAAACTTTGCTGGCAAGCAAGAGTTTATAGTAGGTGGCGAATCTGAAATAATGTCTTTTGACCATTTACCTACAGTAAGAACAATGATACACGACCAGCTTTTACCTACGCATCAAGAATGGGTAAAAGAGCCGCTTTTAAAATCATTCATATATGGTATACGTTCATATAAAAAAGGAGCAACACTTACTTCACACGTAGATAGAATAGCTACACATCACATTTCATCCATAATTATAGTTGATAAAGATTTAGCTTGTGGCTGCTCAAACAAACCAGAGGCTGATGATTGGCCACTAGACATACAAGGTCACGATGGAGAATGGTATAAAGTTTATGCTCAACCTGGAGATATGATATTATATGAATCAGCTGTGTGCGAACACGGAAGAAAAGAAGTTTTTGGTGGAACACATTTTAGAAACTTTTATGTACACTATAAATTAAAAGACTGGAAGTATGTCGGATAAATACATTTCTATTGAACCTTGGTGGGCAGGATTTGCTAACGTAAGGATGTCATTAGAAATAGGTCTGGCTATATCAGAGCTAACCAATCGAAAGTTTATAATACCACCTGGTATTTACTTTAATGCAATAACTCCTTGGGATAAAAAAGAAACTTATATAAATCCTTTTGATATATGGGATGAGAATGTGTTTAAACAAACCTTTAATACAGTTAATTACACCGATATACCAGAGTACGCAGTTTTAAACGGACAAACATATTTTACTGGGGTAGATAAGTTTGCAAAGCTAATGTTGTTTGATGAAGTTTATAAAGAACTACACCCTCTTCATAGTTGCATTGGTTTTGTTTTAACAACAGACGTTAAGGATATAGAAGACTATAATAAGTTTGCACAGGGAAGAAAACAATATAATCTACATCAAGAAGATAAATTCATACACTTTCCTAGAAATTTATTTGGTCATTTTTATCACAGCGTATATGCAGCAAGTGATAATAAAAAGAAAGAAATTAAATCTAAAATGTTAAATGGTTTTAAATTTAAACAAGAACACATAGAGGCTATAGATTTTATAAAGCAAGCTCTTGGAGCATACAATGCAATACACATAAGACGAGGAGATTTTATAGATACTAGACCACACACTGTTCCGCTTCTTGAACAAATACCAAAATTTCTTGATAAACATTTATTTAAAAATAATTTACCACTTTACATTGCGACTGATGAAAAAGATAAATCAATATTTAATTTTTTAAAAGACAAATATGAGATATACTTTTTAGACAATTTTATGCAAGACCTTACACCACTTAAGGCAACTATATATGACCAGATAATTCCAAGTTATTCATTTCAGTTTCTTGGCAGCGTGATGTCTACATTTACAGATTACATACACGTGAATCGTGCAAGTATGGGAGTGTTTACAAATCCAAGAGTTGGTTGTAACTTTGATAAACCAGAGCTTATCTACGACAAGTATCCTTGGGAAGAAGAGGAATGGGGTTGGGATAATTTATACAGATATTATTGGGAATGAGCACTATATTAGTTAGTATAGCATCTTATAAAGACTCTGAGCTTTTGCCTACGATAAAAGACTGTATTAGTAAAGCAAAAAACCCAGGACGAATATATTTTGGAATATGCGAACAAGATGAAATATCAAATAATGAATTAGAATCAATACCTAATTTAAAAAATTTATTTGTTTATTATAAAGATTCTAAAGGACAAGGTTGGCATAGAAATCAAATATATAAACACCTTTATGAAGGTCAAGATTATTGTTTGATGATTGATAGCCATAGTAGATTTGCTGAGGATTGGGATGAAAAATATATTAACGCTTTAAATTCTAGGCCAGATAAAACTATATTAACAGGCTTTCCGCCACACTATGGTATTGGAGAATCATACAATCACTATGCTAAAGCAAGACCTCATAATACATATAACTATCCTTTAGAAATAGATTCTTGTTATAAAATTTCTGGCAAAGGAACAGGGTTTAACGGTGAGTATACTGAAACAGTTTGCGTCAGTGCAGCTAATATATTTTCAACAGGTGAATTTACTCAAGAAACATTGTATGATGAATACCTACATCCTTTTGCTGAACAAGAAATTATTTCCTGCTTAGCATATCAACACAATTATAAAGTAGAAGTTATGAAACAAGCTTTAGTTTGGCATTGTTATTATAATAATTTACCTGGAAGTGAGGAGAAGTATAGAATGTTGCCTTTTGAAGAAATTAAAATTCAAGGATATGAAACGTGTTTTGTACCTTTGTTAGATAAAAGAAAAAGTTTACGTTCTGCAACGGAATGGACACAGCATATTTTAAAATTTAAACAATGAAAAAAATAGTAGTATTAGGAGCTGGTGGTTTTATTGGTTCTCATTTAGTTAACAAATTAAAGTCTATGGGTAACTATGTAATTGGCATAGATGTTAAACTCCCTGAGTTTAGTTTAACAAAAACAGACGAATTTTTTCAAATAGATGCAACAAATTTTCAGCAGTTAGATAAAGCAATACAAAGCAATGTAGATGAAATATATCAATTAGCTGCTGACATGGGAGGGGCAGGTTATATATTTACAGGTGAAAATGATTTAAATGTTATGTTGAATAGTGCTACAATTAATTTAAATATAGCAAGAATAGTAAAAGAAAAAAATATACCTATGGTTTTTTTTAGCAGTAGTGCGTGTATATACCCGGAACACAACCAGATGGATGCAGACAACCCTAACTGTGAGGAGTCATCTGCTTATCCAGCTAATCCAGACTCAGAGTATGGTTGGGAAAAACTATTTAGTGAAAGATTGTATGCAGCTCTTGCCAGAGACAATGGGACAAAAGTAAGAATAGCTAGATACCATAATGTGTTTGGGCCAGAGGGAACTTGGCAAGGTGGAAGAGAAAAAGCACCAGCTGCTATATGTAGGAAAGTATTAACAGGAAAAGATGAAATTGAAATATGGGGAGATGGTAACCAAACCAGGAGTTTTTTATATATAGATGATTGTATAAAAGCAACAGTAGATTTTTGCAACAATGATGTTCAGTTTCAAGGACCTATAAATATAGGTAGCGAAGAAATGGTTTCTATTAACACATTAGTAGACTATGCTTGTGCGGTCGAAGGTAAAGAATTGAAGAAAGTACATATACCCGGGCCGCTCGGTGTGCGTGGTAGAAACAGTGATAACAATTTATATAAAAAAAAGGTTAGTATAACCGATTACGCAAGGCCTTTAAAAGAAGGTGTATCGCTTACATACGCTTGGATTAAAAGTCAACTAAATAATTCGTAAATTTGTAAATCAATAATTGATTTATGGCGTGTAGAAATATAAGATTTTCTTGTCCAATTGGAGCAGATACTTGTACTTGGACAGTAGAGTGTTGTGATGGAACAAAGTATAATTATGAGCTTGATGAAAATAACACGGAAGACCTGTGTTTAACACAAGGCTCAACAATACTTTTGACATCTCAATATGGTTCTTGGAATGACACCAGTCAAACATGTCTTACTAATTGTGGTGATGTAGACCCTACACCAATTGCAGGTTATGAATATTATGAGTTTGATGACTGTAATAGTGGAGCAAAACAAATTTTTAGAGCATCTTTATCTGTCCCTGTTTTAATACCTAATGTTGTTAGATATAATTCAGAATGTTGGCAAAATCCCACTTTAACAAATACTACTTCTAATGTTGATATAAGTTCATTACAAGGTTTTGTTGACTGTGCTTCATGTGCAGGTGTTCCAACTCCGCCAACTCCACCAAGTCCTCCAACACCTGCTACTACACCAGAATATTGTTTGGTTCAAACTAATACTGTAACTATAGAAGAAATAGATTTATCAGCTATACCAGGAGCAACTAGTTCAAGAGCTTATGTTTTCAATGGAGCTTTAGGTATTTATAAAGTACAATTAGGTCAGTATACTTTAAGTGGTGTTCCTTCAGCACATCCAATAGCAATTCTAAACTATGGTGTTGACACTTTAATATCATACACAGGACAATACAATGCAGGAACAAAGACTGGGCCTGATGGATACAGCTACACCTATTACTATGGTGATATAACTATAAATGTAAACGGTGACTTTGGAGCAGTAAGCTATGCGTGTTACTTCCACGGATATATGGGAGGTGAAAATAATTTAAGATATGACTCGACATGTCCATCACCAACAGACCCTACACCTGTAGCTCCAACCCCAACACCAGCGCCAACGAGTGTTGTGCCACCTATACCATCTCCTGTTGATACAGAGTGGACATTATCATATAGTGATAACTCAGAGGGGTGGCCATCATTCTACTCGTTCAATCCAGATTATATGATTGGCATGAATAACTTTTTCTATACGTTTAAAGGAGGAAACTTATACCAGCACAATACTAATGAGATTAGAAATAACTATTATGGCGAACAATTTAATTCTCAAATATCAAGTGTGTTTAATGCAAACCCTCTTGAAAATAAAATATTTAAAACCATAAACTTAGAATCTGATAATGCTTGGCAAGCGTATATGGAGACTGATATACAACAAAATGGTATTATAGAAGATGGTTGGTTTGAAAAGAAAGAAGGAGCATGGTTTGCTTACGTAAGGCAAGAAGGAAATGTCCCTGCTTTTGAAGGGCAATATGCAATGAGGTCCGCCAATGGTATAGGTAAAACTTCAAATGTTTCAGTAGATGGTGGTTTAACTACATTAAGTTTTTCTACAAACCCACTTGTATCTATTGGGAATATTATAAGTATTGGTGATTATGTATACCACTCACTGCCTCAATACACTGAGGTTACATTCGGTGGTGTTGTAACTAATATACAGGTTGATTTACGAAATGGTTTAAACAATATATTTGTAAGCACTACCTATGATGGAGCAGTAGCCTTTCCACTTAATGACCCATATATAATGTTCTTAAAAAGTTCTGAGGCTGAATCACATGGTTTACTCGGACATTATTGTATATTTACTATTGTTAACGTAAACACAAATAAGACGGAATTGTTTGCGGTAGAGAGCGAAGTAATGAAAAGCTATCCGTAAAAATTAGTATCTTTGCATAGAATGGACTTTAATATAAAAGAATTAAATCCTTCAGATTATGAGGATGTTTTGGTAGGATGGTGGAAAGATTGGGATTGGCAACCGCCGCCTAAAGATTTTTTACCAAACGATGGAGTAGGAGGAGTAATGGTTACACACAATGACCAGCCTATTTGCGCTGGTTTTATGTACATGACCAACTCAAAAGTTTCGTGGGTAGACTGGATTATATCCGACAAAAAAATAGAGGACACCCAGTTAAGACACGAGGCGGTTAAGTTTTTGATAGCTGTTCTAACAAACATCTGTCAGGAAAATGGAAGTAAATACATATATGCGCTTTTAAGACATGATGGTTTAAGTAAAACATACGAAGAATTAGGATACATAAAAGGAGATTCATACACACACGAAATGATAAAAAAATTATAACATGGCAGCATTTACAACAATAGCCGCTTTAGGAATGTCAGCAGCTGGTTCAGCTTTTAGTTTTATACAAGCTGGAAAGCAAGCTCAAGCCGAGCGTAACGCAAACAAAGCAGCAGCTAAAGCATTGGCAGAAGCAAAGAAAAAATTAGAGGTAAACATGTTAAGTGGTCTATCTATAGCTAAAGAACCTTATGAGCTTGAAAGAGAAGCTTTACTTCAACAAGGAGCATCAGCTTTACAGGCAGGTGTAGAGGGCGACCAAAGAGGCGCAGCAGCCACAGCAGGTAGAGTTATGCAAGCTCAACAAGCATCTCAGGCTCAGGTACGTGCAGATATGGCTCAAGAAATGGCAGACTTAGACCTGTTAAAAGCTCAAGAAGATGTAAACTTACAGTCTCAGAGAGTAGGGTTAGATTTAGGAGAAGCGCAAGGACAACAAATGAGAGCAGCTGACGCAAGAGCAGCGAGAGCTCAAGCCATGCAAGCAGGTGTTGAAGGGTTGGTTGATGTTGGTTTAGGAGCAATGGAGAGTAGAGGTTTATATGCTGATACTGCCGCAGGTAGAGAAGGTAGACTGGGAAGAAGAGCTGGTAGAATAGCTGATAGAAAAGGTGTAAAAGCTGGTAGAGACTTTTTAAGCAGTAAAAACATTGACTATAGTACAATATTCCCAGAAGGTTAAGATATGGCAGTAGGATTTGGATATATAAGAGACGATAAGCCTACCCAGGTAGACTGGGGTCAGATTACAAGAGATGCTAATGAGTCTTTAAAAGGCATTGAAAGAGATAGGCAAGGTCGTAGAGATAAGATAGCAGAAGACCAGAAGGAGTTCACTAAGATGTTAATGGAAAGACCTATGGGTGGAGATACTAGGTATCAACAATTTATGGGTGAGTATACTACATTAATATCAAAAGCTATGCTTGACAAAATGAATCAGCTCAAGAGAGGTGATATAAGTGAACAAGAGTTTACTACGTTTAGAGGAACAGTTTCAAGCGGAGCGACTGGTATGATGGCAGGAGCTAAAGCTTATATTGAAGGATATGATACCATGGCGGCCCTTGCTGCAGGTGATGGAGCTGCTTTGACAAACTGGCAAAACGAAAAGAATCAAAGACTATTTAACCTTGAGGGTATATCTTCTATGATTGACCCAGTAACCGGTGAGACAACTTTCTTTGTTCTAGATGAGGACGGGGAAAAAGAGGTAGTAGATATGTCCCAGTTTTTAAGAAGAAGCGTGAATCAACAAACTGCTTTTGATACACAGGGCGAAATTAATCTAATTCTTAAGACTCCAGCAGTTGAATTTGAAGACCAGTTTGGAGGTAAACAAAAAGGACAATTCTTAAAGCAAGTTACTAATGAAGAAACAGGTGAAGTTACTATTGAATTTGATGAAAGCATAATAAGGCAAAGAGCAAAGTCTGCAGTACAACAAAACACACACGTGTTTGATATTTTAGTTAAAGATAAAACAGGCTACAGAATACAAGCTTTGCCTACTAATTTTTATGAATTGCAAACTAAAGAAGAAAGAGATGCTTATATATCTGAGCTTCAAAAAGACACTTCAGTTTTGTATGTAGATAACAATGACAATCCTTTAGTCAGTGACGCACAAAGACAAGAAGCGGAAAACTATATTGTTAAACAGGTAAGTGGAAGAGCTACTAAAAGCGTGAGTGCCCCTAAATATTTAACTAAAGAAGTTACTGACACTAAATTAAATGAATTAAAACAATCAATAGAAAAAAGTAAAGCAGACCAAAAGTTCATAGAGGCTCGTACTGAAAGTGAAGAAGTGACAACATCAGAAGACTTTAAGAAAAAGTTACCTAAAATACAAGAGTATTTAACTAATCAATTAGCTAAGCCAATTGAAGCAGCTGTTTTTATTGGAGAAGAAGTTAATCTTTTAAATAAAGAAAATGCTATAACTCAAGTTTTAAACAGTCTTCTTTCTTCTATGGATATAACAGCTGAAACAGCGGATATTTTTAAACAAAGCGTTAAAATTAAAGTTCCTAAAGAAGGTGGGGGAACTAAGTCAGTTACTATAGATTTAAAAGGAAAAAGCGGTATTAATGTATTTGATGAAATATTAAAACAATTAATGATTTTACCTGAAGAAACATTAGATAAATTATATACTAGAGTAATTGACATAAATCAGGATGGCTCAATAGATGTAGTAGGCTCTGGAGAATTAGATTAGTAGTATGAATGAATTAAAAAAATTGTACGACGTTTTAATTAGAGACGGATATTATACAAAATCATTCGATGATTTTCAAGTGCAATTTAGTGACCCAGTTTATGTTCAGAAAGTATACGATGTCATTAATAGAGATGGTTTGTTTACCAATGATATAGAAGTTTTTCAAGAAAAATATTCAGTAAAAAAAAAAGACGATTCCCAACCCGTATCGGTTTCTCCATCGGAAAATGGTTTATTGGAGCAGCCTCAAACATTTAGACCTCTTCCCACTGGTAAAATTATTTCTAGGGAAGAAGACACTGCAATAGAAAGAACTCTAGGTAAAAATTTTGTAACAGATTTTTTTGGAGATATATATAGAGCTGCCGAGCAAGGTGTAAAGCAAGGAGCTGCTGTTGATGATGCTCTTAAAATATTTGGCAAAGGCACAAACGTTACACCAGAAAATGTCCAAGCATTTATAGAAGCTCAAAATGCTTTAGCAGATACTCCTGAATCAGATGAAATGATAAAATTTAATGCCGATTTTGAAGAGGCAGGGGGAGGAATGTTTGGGTTTATAAAAGCATTAGTACAAAATAGAGGTCAAGTTATACCACAATTATTTGTAAGCTCAGTTACAGCCATGATGAATCCAGCTTCATTGGCTGCCGCTGGGGGAGCAATAGCCACAGGAACAGGAGCGGGTGCTACAGCTGGTGCTGCGGCAGGAGGTGTTGGTGCTATACCCGGTGCTATTGGAGGTTTTATTTCTAGTTTACCATTTGCTTTAGGAGCATCCGGAGGAACACTAGAAACT